ACATCATAGTTTTTGTGCTAGACGACATAGAGGAATATCTCAACGAGAATGCGAGGGCCGAGGAGTTGGAGGATACCCACTATTGGGGCTTCCAAGACGGTGACTTCGGCCTTTGGGCCATCGAGGAGGAGGATCTTTGATGCAACACCTTAGAGGATTTGAGATAGGGGTTTTACCCGTCACTAACACAAAGGGTCGGAGAGTCAGGATATTCGACACTAGGCACGAGGTAAGGCATATTGTATCCTGGAATTACAGCAGGGATACAGCCTTACAAATTGCTCAAGATTACCTAGAATCAAGAGGCATCAATTTGGTGGCACAGACATACAACGAGAAGGAACACAGATACACGATCCTTTCAGACGATTTCGCAACCCCACTAAAGGAGGATGCTTAGAATGGCAACCGTTCAACTGGATTGCGACCACGAATTTGAAATGGACTTGCCATATGATGTCGATGACATGGGAGGAACCTTTGCCCATGTGACCGTTAGGGGATGCTGTACCGAATGCGGCATGGTGGTTTATTCCGACTATTCCTGGGACATCACAAATGGCGAAGTGCATGAAGAGGGGAGTCTTGAGGGGATCGAGTGCGATGAATGCGGATGCGAACTTGAGGAGGGGGAAGCCTTCTTCGTGAAGGGGGATGTCCATCTTTGCGACAAGGAGTGCCACGACATCTATTATGAGATCGAGGACGATGACGAGGAGGAGGAATAGATATGACACTAACAGGAATTGTTGAGACAGTGACCGAGGATTCGTTCATACGAGCTTTCGACAGGATGGGCCGAGGAGATGATTTCTCGATACCCGCCAGGAGAGCATTGTTTGAGCACTACGAGCAATACGCCGAGGATATGGGAGAACCCTATGAGTTGTGCGTGATAGGTATATGCTGCACATGGGGGGAATATGACGACATAAGCAAATTCTTAGACGACTGCGTGGATCCCGATACAATCGAGGAATGGAAGGAAGAGCAAGGAGAAGACGCATTCTTCGGGGATTGGGAGTCTTTGACCGAGTGGTTGTCTGACATGAATTTTGACAACATTGTAATACCCGTTGAAACCTATCAAAGAATCAGAACGAGGAGTGATGGTTCTCAACATTGGGGATATGTTCAGACAGGCATCCTATGGGGGGTTATCTGATGGATAAATGGCAAGTAACCGTAGTTAAGGTGAAAATCTTACACCGAGAACCCACGGTTGAACCGTACACCATGAGTTTATCCTCAATCGCATATCAGATTGAGGATGGAAACGGAGAATGGCTTGGAATTACAGAAGTGGAATCTACTGATTTCGTATCCAAGGAAGAGGCAATCGACATCGCTGTCGAGTTAGGCAATGATGGTAATTGGCCTATCGACCATTTGCTCGATGAGGAGGATCTCTGATGACATTTATTGACACAGACAAGTACGAAGGGCATACACCTGGGCCTTGGGAGTGGTGGAATAACTACATCAGCGAAGCCTATGGTAATGAACCACACATAGCAAAAATGGAATACGACTACAAGGAGGAGGATGCAATACTAATAACAGACGCACCACTTCTCCTTGAAGAAGTCAAGCGGTTGCGTGACCACATTCGCAGGATGCGTCATTGGGCAGAGCCAAAGATGCACGAAGTCCACCGTGATGCTTGGAGAAAACTGCACGAGGAAATATATGAAGGAGGGGATAACTGATGACCCAGGATCCTATTCACAAGGTTCACGAACACTTCGCGCTCTCAGCTTTTGAGAAGGCATTCAATGAGGCAAGGGAGTTGCTAAAATTGGGCCTAATCTCAAGTGAAGACTTTAACAGAATCAACGAAATTATAGTCGAGTGCGAGTTCATAATCAAGGATGCCATAGAGGAGGTGGAGGAATGACCGAGGGAAAAATTTGGTTAGCACAGATGCCGGAAGCCTTCAAGTACGGATTCATGGTATTGGCCGAAACAAGGGAAGAGGCCGAGCGCGAGCTCAAGAAGGAGTTCTTCGAGTGCAGGAAGGCTGCAGCAAACGATGGAATGGGTTGGCCTTGCAGTTGGTGGACTTTTGACGAGGCAATGGAGTATTTCGGTGGTTCAATTGGAGAGATCGAATTAGGCAAGGTGTATAATGATGGATTCATGTATTGAACCCGACCAGGAGGAAGAAAAGATGACTAAAGACTTAAGTACCCCGACCCCTTCCGATAGATTGGTGAAACACATGGAGAACAACAACGAAAGGATAGAAGGAAACAGCAGAAGAGAGAATGGAACCTATGGGCCTTATCTTCACGTTGATGGCTTTGAGTTTATGGCTATCAGAGATGATGACGGGTGGACTTTCAGGAGGATTGATTGAATGGATTTTTCAGATTTTTTTGAGATAGCCGGAGATTTGGAGTACCTTCAAAAAAACCAATTGAGAAACTTGATGTGGGAGAGGGATGATCCTGACTACTACAACATCAATGCACTTAGGGAAATCCTAGACTACTTGGAGAGGTGTATGTATGAGACAGAGATTGATGTCACTGATGTCATGGCATTCTGTAAGAGGATGATTGAGGAGATGGAAGCATGAATCCGCTATTCACACTATACGAGGCCGATGATAAGCATCTAGCGATTGGATGGGGGCCAATGACGTTTGACAAGGTGCTACCCCAAGCGTTTGAATTGATCTTGGAGAGCGATACCCACTTATCAGATGACCAACTAAGAATTGAGTGGGCATTATACTACAACCGAGAGAAACCTTCGGTGGAGTGTGCAACAACTGCTATGATGCTACTTTGCGAGTGGCTCAACGAACAGAGAGGCGCGTTCAGGCACTACTTCACAGAGGAAGAGGAGGGAGTCGAATGAGCCTGAGCAAGAACCTTGAGGATACAATCGGATTCACCGAGGAGGATCTCGAGAATGCCCTTGAGGAGACAGATAACTATCTATCTGACATGGCAGACGGATACACCCTTGATGACTTTCCAGGCCACCAGGATGAGGACTTTTGGAACAGGGAGGACGTGGACTTCTCTCTGTTCATGGGGGCTAGTGCTAACGCCAATTGGCAGATCGTGAAATTGGCTCTCAAGACTCTGATGGAGGTGTGCGAATGAAGGTCGTATTTCTCTGCTATCTTACTGAATACTATCCCGCAGATGATGTCCAGACAATCGGTTGGGATGATTGGTGGCCCCTTGAGGACTACAATCCTATGAATGACCCATCTTCTCGATTAGAGCCTGGCATTGAGCGAAAAGAGGATGGCTCGATACACGGCTTTGACATCATCGCAGAGATCTCTGATGATTGGAAAGATGGAATTCCCGAAGGTCGCGAGGATGAGTATGCAGATGAGACTCAAGAGGCTCTTTGGGAGGGTGTCCGGAAGGCTTTGTTCCCTCCTAATGGTGGAGTCAAGATTAATCAAGAAACCCTTGAGGACTACGCTACGAGATTCTTACAGATATACGAGGATGCCAAGAAGGAGGTGGCTTGATTGGGAATATCAGTTGGAAAGTCGTTTTACCCTGCTGATGGTCTGCTTATCAAGAAGTCAGGCTACACTTCCTATCACTTGGGAGAATGTTGTGTAAGAGCTCACGAACACAGTCGTGATTACCGATACTGCCCGACTTGTAAGTTGAGTATGAGGGTAATCGAGGAGATGATTTACATGGATGTTAAATTCCTCAATGCAAAGATACTGGCGATTGATGGGGTGAAAGTATGAGGACAATCACCCCACCTTCATACAATGTGTATGAAATCGAGGAACATCCCAATCCAGAAGCCTGTTATGAATGGGTCAGAAACAACGTGCATGATCTTGCACAGCACGAAATTGATGAGTTAATTTATTCGTTGGAGGCACTAGCTCAAGAAGTTGGTACAGGCATAGTGAATTACTCTCTAGGACAAGTCCCTGACAGAGGCGATTTCATCAGGATTGAGAAGCCGTATCATGGTGAGTGGATTCGTGACCTGGATTGGGACACAAAGGATGGAGATTGCCCGTTAACAGGGGTCTTTTGGGACTACATAGTTATCGAGAACCTTCAAGCCAATCCTTGCGGGACAATTTGGCATGACGTGATAAATGACTTGCACCAGGCTTGCGAGGCCGCTTACATGGATGACGGAATCAGGGAGTTAGCGATAATTAATGAGTGGGAATTCACCGAAGACGGGAGGATGATTTGAGCATGAGTGTGGATAAGGCAACTACTCTTGTATCCTATGACAGCATGAGCCGAATGGATTTGGTGGAATTAGTCGAGCGATTGAAAGAGCAAGCGTACAATCTTATGTTGGTGGCTGAGAGAGTTAGGTCGGACATCAGTGACCAAGACACAGGTTCGTATTACCAACTCGGCAATCAGATTGAGAAGATGAACAGGTTGGTGAGAAAATGACTAGAATCAATCATCCACATCTCCCGGAATATGGATGGGATGCAGATGTAATCAGTCTAACAAGTCATGCCCTCTTCAAAGACGGACAACAAACATCATGGTTTAGGATAGTGGTTAGAATAGACGGTAAAGATTATGTCGGAAATTTGGGATTGAGTGAGAACAGGTTGGTGAGAGAATGAGTAAGACATTTGTATGGACACAAGACGGATATTTTGAGGTGGACATCACTAACATACACCAATGGAGCTCTTGTGAGACTAAAATCAGAATGGGTATTGACGGCAAATACTACACAGGCGTTTTGTTATGGGATGGGTCGGAGTCGGAAGAGGACACGATCTAATCTTCGAGAGTGTTCATAATGACTACAACACTTGGAGTGGCTACTATGATTCACTCAATCTATGATCCAGACGTGCCGACCAGGCAAGTGCATGAGGCCGTAAGCATAGAGACATCATGGTCGCCCGAGCAATTGTGCATACTCAATGACTACGCATATTGGCTAGATGAGTGGGCGAGAGGCGAGAGGCCAACAGGCCCGAGGATGGTCATCGAGGCCGTTGCAGGGAGTGGCAAGACAACCGTTCTCAAGGAGATGCTAGAGATTACCAGGAAGATATGTCCCGAGAAGCTTGTGATGGCTTCTGCCTTCAATCGACATATCGCAAAGGAGTTGATGAAAGAGCTCAAGATAGCCAAGAAAAAGGGTCTGAATGCAGAGATACTTGGATCCTCAAACACAGTCAATGCGGGCGGATATATGCTATTGAAGAAGGAATCAGAGAGGCGAGGAGTCTCTATGCGTATGGAGGGTTCTAGGCCAAAGTACCGTGCGCTGTGTCGTCAAGTGTGGGCCGAGTGGCTAGGCGACTTAGGCAAGAAACTAGAGTATGAGGGAGGCAGAGAATGGCATCTAATCAACGTCATAGCCGAGGAATTGGATATGCCTCTGTCTCCAAGGAAGGTTTGGTACAGAATCACAAGGGATCTTGAGGCTGTCGTATCAGTATTGCAAGACTGTGGATTCAATCCGACAGATAACGAGGGCGAAGATAGGGAGGCGATACTAGAGATAGTGCGTGAGAATGCTAAGTCGAGGAACCTGGAAGAGTCTTCCTTCTATGCTTTCCCATACACCATGAATCCTGTGGACATGGCGAGGGAAGTCTTGATTCGAGGAAAGGACAAAGCGTTCGAGAGAGAGATTCGCCTTGAGGATCCTGATGATGCGGTTGTCCCTAGACCAACATGGGACAGGCCCGATAACAATTTCATAGATGACGGAAGATACGATACGGGACTATTCCCCTTGAGAAGATGGGGTCACAAGAGTGATGAGATAGCCGACAACACTCAATTGATTTGGCGACCCGAATCCCACGTTCACAATTATGCTACACTGTCATTCTCGGATCAGATATGGTTGCCTTCCGTTTTGAATCTCAGGCTCAATCGCTATCAAATCGCATTCATTGATGAGATTCAAGACCTTAGCGTGACTAAGGGTAATCTGTACCGTTCACTTCTAGTGGATGATGGCACGGAAACAGTAGTGCTTGTGGGCGATACCCGTCAAGGAATCATGGGATGGGCCGGAGCTGATAGACGGGCGGTAGTGAAGAATGCCGAGGCATCTAATTGCATTCCGTATCCGATGACTTACTCTTGGCGCGGTTCCTCAGAAGTGGTGAGAAGTGCGAATTATGCCATGCTCGAAGCCACAGACCAGGCAAGGAAACTGTGGCCTAAACATCCGTTCCCTCGCTTCTCAGACCATCAGTCTCCCAATACGGAATCCTGGCCCGTTGGCATTGAACAGGAAACAATTGACCCACGGGATCTCGTTGCCAAAATACAGGCGATAAGAACCGAGAATCCCGATGCAACTCAAGCAATCGTTTCGAGATTAAATGGGTCAATCGGGCCAATTGCGAAGATGTTAGTAAAGAAGGGAATACCAATCACTACCCCTGATAGCAGCGAGATGCTCAAGAGCATCAAGTGGGTTCTGACGGCTTACAAGAGTAATGAGTATGCTTGGCAGACCCTAGCCAAACAACGTCTTGATGAGGCGATAAAAAGGGCTGGCGGAGATAAGAAAGCGGCAGAGATGGATGATTTGTATGTCAAGGCTATGGATGAGATTGACCTAGCTCGTTCCTTGATTCAGATGTACCCCAAGCAAGGCATTTCAAATTTCAAAATACCTGAATTCAACAAGTGGGTGAAGAACGACCTGTTTCGTGATTCGGGCAATCCTGTTCACTTGACATCTGTTCATAGATACAAAGGGGCCGAGGCAGATTATGTGTATGTTCTGCGCTCTATCTCGCATGAAGATGCGGTCAAGGAGATATTCTTGTTGGATCATCTCATGCACAAGTCGTCACAGACTGCACAGGAGGAATTGTGCATTCTTTATGTGGCTTTGACCCGTGCCAGGATTCAGAACATAATAGTGAAGGTGGCAAGATGAAGTCATACACACCCACAGAAGAGGATGCTCGAAAGGGTAGGCAAGTCACCTACATAGAACGAGTCATCCTAGAGGATGGTGGCATACTTGCGATGCCCGTGGAGGACACAATCGTCACACTCACTCACCCCCTGACAGCTCGTACCCTCACGGGGCCATCAACTATGGTGGCAAAGGTATTCGCTCGATGGGATTTCATCGTAGGCCATCAGAACATGGCCGAAGAGATTACCAGGAATATGCTACGCCTTGAGAATGGAGACTCCGAAGAGTAGTGTTCCAAACTACGGTGGTTCTTCTTCTGTAATCAGAGGATCACCCCCTCTTGAATCAGATAATAGATAGCACCGACTGACACACCCAACTGAAAGGCTGCCCCAAATCCGGCCTTCATGGCTGAAAACAGGACATCCATAACCCTCTGTCGGCGGGCCTTTCTTGCCTCGCATACTGCACAATTTCTCACTTTGTTCACCTCCTCTTTCTTTTCTTGATTCTTATTCTTCTTCACATGAAGATATTCATCTATGATGTCGAGCTTTTCATCTATACTCAACTCCTCAATGCACCAATGGCAGAAGCGAGTCGAATGGGCTACGTCACCACAACTCAAACAATTTATTCCAAACTTATTCATTTTCATCTAGGTAGTGCATCCATCAACAAAAGTGGTTCGGATCTCCATCTCGAAGTTTCGATTCAAGAATGTTGAACATGGCACGTTGTATAGAATCGAAGTTTATATGTGAATAGAGACTTAGCAGTTGAGGAGGAGATAAAAATGGAGAATGATGTATGCGCTCTTTGTAATAACGACTTAAGCGGAATCGGCTTTAGATATGCAAAGGCATCAGTTGAGACTCATGTTGATGGGTTGGGCAAAGTGATGGTTCCGACTAGAATCATGCTGCCTGTCGGACAATGTTGTTATAGATTCGTGGTTAAGGCTGAACGATGAAGTTGCCGAGTTGGGTTGAGTCTGCTTTGCTTGTCCCTGGGCTTGGTTGGAGTGAGAGTGTTCATAGCGAATCCCCTTCTTCGGAGGAAGAATGACAGACATACTTTACACCACGACAATAGAATGGGAGATAGATTACAATCAAGGAGAGAGATATTATGTTGAAATGTCGTAAGTGTGGAAAGTGGGCTGATCCTGTTTCCGGCCTTTGTTATTATCATAGAGTATTTGGAGCTGAGAACTGATGCGGACGAATCCAAATTTTGATGTTGAGAAAATCAAAGACAAGGATCTTCGAGAGCGATTTAGAAAGCCTCCTCCTGCAGACGGCTACATGAGATGGAATGACTTGTCTGACTTATCAGATGAAGAAGAGTAATGAGACTGTGAATCCTGTCATGGTTGAGAATGATTAAAGGCGAACTAGGGGTTTGCTCGAACCATGATGGCACAGGGGCCAAATGGAGAACCAATCTATATACTACAAGAAGGGGCAAAAAATAGGAGTGGAAGAAACGCCCAGGAGAACAACATAATGGCCGCAAGAGCCGTTGCCGAATCTGTGCGTTCCACGTTAGGGCCACTAGGGTTTGACAAGCTCCTGGTCGGTGGTGGTGGTGAAGTCACCATCACCAATGATGGAGTGACGATTCTTGAGTTGCTTCATGCCGAGCATCCTGCAGCCAAAATCATAATTGAAATCTCCAAGACTCAAGATTCTCAATGCCACGATGGAACCACGACTACCGCAGTAATATCAGGGGCTTTGTTGGAACAGGCGAAGGAGTTGATTGAGAAGCAAGTCCATCCAGCCATTCTCGTCAAGGGGTATCACTTCGCATTATCCATTGTTCTGGAAACGCTAGACGAGATGGGTTGGGAACTGAGTGGGGATGAATTAGCAGATGCGGCACGGACATCTATTAATGGCAAGTCAGCAGAATCAGCGATTGATACGCTCTCTGACATATCTGTGCGGGCTTTGGATGCAGTTAGAGATGATGAGGGCAATATCAATTTAGACAACATCAAAGTCTCAACATTCGAGGGTGGCACTTACGATCAAAGCGAATTGCTATCGGGCCTTGTGGTTGAGAAAGAAAGAGTCCATTCTGAGATGCCTCAAAGCATAGTGGATGCAAACGTCTTGCTTCTCAAGACATCATTGGAACCAAAGGAAACCAAGATTGAGAGCAAACTCAACATCAATGATCCTGGCATCTTAGAGGCGTTTCTAGCCCGCGAAGAAGAGGCAATCAAAGTCATGTGCCAAGAGATTTCCAAAAGTGGTGCAAATGCAGTATTCTGTCAAAAGGATATTGACCCACTCGCAGCACACTATCTTGCTCAATACAATATTCTCGCCACTAAGCGAGTCAAGAACAGCGACATGGAAGCCCTGCGTAGGATTACGGGCGCAAAATTAGTTAGCGAAATCAAAGAGTTGAAACCCGAACAATTAGGTTCTGCTTCCTTGATTTCAGAAGAGAAATTCGGAGAGCATATCTGCGTCTGCGTCACCAATGAAGGTGCGAAAAGCGTGACGGCTATTCTTCGTGGGGCCACAGGTCACACAGTCTCAGAGTTAGAGAGATGCTTTGACGATGTTATCGGAGTGGTGGCATTGTCCGATGAGAGTAAGATAATGGTAGCGGGTGGCGGTTCTGCTTATGCACACCTAGCGAGAGTGCTACGAGAGAGAGCGCACGAAGCACCTGGACGACAGGCTATGGCAGTTGAGTCCTTTGCCTCTGCTCTCGAATCAATCCCCTGGACTTTGGCAGAAAACTCAGGGGCGGATCCTGTTGATACGCTTCTTTCACTCAAGAGCTCGGGCATCCATGACGGAGTTTCAATAGATGGTAAAATTGAGAACATGAAGAAGTTGAAGGTAATCGAACCGAGAAAACTAATCAGAACCGCAATATCTAGTGCAGTCGAGGCTTCGACCCTGATTCTCAGGATTGATGATGTAATCAGTATGAAGCCATCCGGCGGAGACTTGCCCCCCCCAATGATGGGGATGGGTGGTTGAGGCATGAAAACCAAGATATTCGCAGGTCGAACGAAGCGTTTGCGTAATTCAATCATCAGGTTTCTCAAAGACAAAGATCAAGCCGACACTGCTGACATTTACGAGCATATCAAGAGAAATACATACTGGGGCGAGTCCATGATGAGAATCAGTAACGTCCTAGCGAAGGATCCTCGCTTTGAATTAGTTGGAGAGACTAGAAGGGCGATGGGTATGCATTCTTTGCAAATATACAAGCTAGCAGATGATTATCAGGAGTATGAAGTCAAGTGAGTAGGATTACCAAACGGCCAATCATATCATGGATTACTCCGACTAAAATCAGAATGTTCGATAAGATTTGGGTGGTTTCAGATGAGGAAGAATAACTCCTTGCCACCTCGGTTCTGTATCGAACCTGGATGCAAGACTAAACTTTGCTCAGATTCCTCTCTATCAATCAAAAGATGCGCTCGTTGTTGCAGACTTATGAGAGTGTATAATAACTAAATCTTCTCTGAACGATTTGGGCCTATAAGACAACTCTTACGGCATCGTGCTGGGCATTCTGCGATGGCGGGGGGGAGGGGTAGGCCCAGGGTTGTTTTCTTGCCCGTTTCATAGCCCCTCTCCCCACCAAATTATTATCAATAAATGCTAATCATATGATTCCATGCCACACACTTGCATGGGATGCAGTAAGGAAATAACAGCGAATAATACAATGGGAAGCAGATCGAACAAGAGAATGCTCTGCGGTAAGTGCTATCTGAAACACAAACGAGAACAGAGAAGGTTAGTATAACAAAGGGTTCAAATACCCCTATCCCCCCTCACTAATCCCCAACAAGTGGGATGGTGATACATTATGACAAAAAAGAATATGACAAACCAAGTGAATGACGCGCAACCGAACGTACCCGTGCATCTGCCTCATGCATTGAAGGCATTTGCCGAAGCCCTGATGGCCGAGCTGCCACAGGAGTATCTTGACAAAGAAGCACGGAGGGCTAGAGGCAATACGCCGATGGCTACGGGTGATGGTGACATCGAGATTACAACTCTCGGTCAAACTTACACAATCACATCAGATGACCCTGACAAGCCTATGGTTTCCGTACCTGTCGGTCAATCCGACAAAGTGACTACTGCATCAATACCTTGGCAGAGGATTTGCGGGGTCTTGTTCCAAGAGTTGATTTCCCTGTTCGACAGACCCGATGGTGTGACTGATTCCACCTATGCTATGGGAACAGTCATGGAGAGAATCAATTGGTTCATCGACCAGGGTTTGACCGAAGAGGATGGGAGACTCAAGATTGACCAATCGAAACTACCCGAGGTGAGAGATCCTGACGAGGTTTCTCAATTCCTCAACTCACTCAAGAGGCAATTCAAGTCCAAGAGCCGAGGCACACCTATGCTGAATCTCTCGGTTGTTTGCCCACAACCACCTGCGGAAGTCTTGCAACAGACCTTCCCCACACCCAACACCGACTTCGATTCGGTGTTCCAGATTCCCAACACAGACAACGAGCATTCGTCTGACGAAGTGGCTACCGGACAACAGGATGCATCCCCATCTTTGTCTCGTAGTGTTTCACCAAATCCCGTGACTTCGGGGGAAACGGAGGGGGCCAACGGTAGCCAAGCCCCTTCCACCATATTCCAAGACCGTGAGCTGATGACCAAAGCAATCACGGAAGCCATAGGCGGAGAGCCGAGAACGATTGGCTATCTCAAGAAGGTCTTATGCGACATAGATGAGGATGCATGGAAGGCTAGGCTGAAAGCCATGCTTGAGACAGGCGAGATTGTCAAGGAAGGAGAGAGGAGATCATGCCGATACTCCATTCCCGAGGTGATTGCATGAGTCCTGGAAAGGTCAAGTGCATCGGCTGCGACAGAATCATTGATGGAAAGAACAGGCTTCGTTCCGAAGATCCTCTGAGGTGCGTTAGATGCTTCTTTGGTGGAGATGAGAAGATAGATTGGGGGCGAAGGCTATGATTGACGAGAGTGATTGGGACAAGCCGACTCGAAGGTACAAGTGGCACAACAAGGAGACAGGAATCACTGTCATCAAGCACAAGAGGCTCAAGGGCGGAGGACTGCCCTATGTGGTCAAGTCCAGGTACGGTTCCTCAACATACGATCTCAGAGGCATGAGTGTGTATCAGCGTAATGCATGGCGCAGACGAGCATTGGAGGGATTCTGATGGCACGATTCAATTGGGGGCCAAGAGGGCTAACTAGAGTTTCGTTAAATCTTGAAGCGTTAGTGGGACTATTGGTTGTCCTTGAGAGCAGAATAGAGGATGGCTTGTATGATGATGCGCTCGACCAAATCAAGAGGATGAAGACTGACTTCCTGGGTTTTGACTCCGAGGACTTTGAGGAGTGATTAGTGTGCCTGGGGCGATAGAAAAGACATGGACTTCGAGGCCAAAGCCAAAGAGAGCCAAGCTAGTTTGGGTAGGGGCATTTCATGCCATAGGCAGACCCCCTTTCTCTATACTGATGAAGCCGTCATTCATGGTGAATGGCATGAGGACTACCCGATGGGTAATCAAGGCAACAGAGGATGATCCTGAGCCTATTGTGATAGATGCCCCTGCAAAGGAAGCATACAGGCAATTAGTAAGGAAGACATCGCTATGACTTGGGATTGGAACGCCACGGTCTTGACAATAACCTGTCCAAAGGGAGAGGATGACTTGCTTGTTGAGTTGTTTCTAGCAGAGAAGAGAATGGAACCCGCGTTTCCCATGTCATTCGAGGTCAAGGATGGCAAAACATACAGAGTGTGGCACGTTGGAGTGCAAGACGATTGGGTGGAATCTTTCGTTCCAGAGGATTTAGAGTGGGAATGGACTACTGAATCCATCGAAAAAGAGCCTTTTGAGGAATTCTGAGGTAACGTGTTCATAACGATAACGCACTACGGTATGAGCATGGCAGATCACCGCAGAGAAGCGTATGCCCGTGAGAGGAGATATAGGATGTTGAGTAAGCCCTGGCAAGATACTGTGGCCGAGATACGAGCTGAGAGAGGTGCATTGTTAGCAACAACGGAGTTTGATAGCATGGCGGGCATCGAGAAGGCAGAGAGATTGGACATCGTGGATTCCAGGCTCAAGACCGCAGAAGGATGGATTGCACATTATGAGAGAGAGAGGACTAGACGAGCAGGGTTCCGTGTGAGGAGATACCTTCGAGAGGCCGCAACAATATCAGATGCAGATATGGAGTGGGAAATGTGACCGAGGAAGACGAATGGTGCGATACTTGCGGCGCGAGGATGAAGGGTGGCGAGACAATGTATAACGTCATCAGCAAGCAGAAGGATCCTATCATCAGATGTCCTCAATGCAGAAAATGGGAGTGGAGTGTTAATGATGGATTGGCAAGATGAAGTCGAATGGTGCTTGCGTCTGTGGAGTAGCCTCCGTGTGAGGACTGAGGATACACCTGGAGGACAGTGGACACTTGAGGGGATAGGGATGTACGAGAGAACCGGAACTCAACAGATGACACTCAAGGAGATTCATATTGACCGTGCAGAGAAGGGCGAGGAATCTAGCTTGTTCGACCACCATGATTACTTGGCTACATTGGCAGGAGAGATTGGTTGGGAGATGTTGCTAGATGTCAAGAAGGCTAGGACACACACAGAGGAATTCGTGATTCCAGAAGAGAGGATTGGGGATGTAACCATCTGCTCGAAGAAGTGTGGAACCGTAGCAAGGATAGAGCCAATCACAGTCGATCAGCAATACTACAAACTCACGAAAGGAATGTGTCCCGTGTGTGGAGAGAAGGGATTCACAAAGGATTGGCATGACCTTCATGTCGTCATTGACGATAGAGGTGCAGCCCTTAGAAGCATGAAGCAAGAAGAGGAGTGAGCATGGTAAGAACGCACGATGATTTAGATAGGATTTGTGCCTCCTGTAATTATGGGGTTCGCAGAGTAAATGGAGAACTCATCAAAGGGCCGCGTGGATTCAAGGCAAAGTGGATAGTCAATTGTCCTGCGTTGGGAGTGCATAATGAAAAACGATGTGGGAGATGCAGGAATTCTACCAAAAACTTTGCTTATATGCAAGCCATCAAGGATGATTTCATGTTTCAAAAGGAAGAGGAACGAAGGGCTGCTAAAGAAATTTATGCGGAATCTCAAGGAGTCGAGACATACAAAGCAAGAGTCCCGAGTCATGTGATGAGAGGCATTTCGTTGAGGAATGAGGAAATGCAGAAACGTGAGATAGAGGATGTCGAGCTCCACATCAAGGATGGAGATTACCAGGGACACTACCAATATTGGGAGGAGAAGTTATGAGTAAGAGAGATGGCGATTATAAGGAATCTTGGAGTGGCGGGGAACTCCCCAATTACAAGGAGTGGAAGAGTTTTGGGCCTACGAACAAAGAAAGAACTCAAGAACTTCGTAGGAGGATTAGAGCGAAAACTAATCGTGAGAGGAGAAAGGGGAAATCCAAAGCACAAATACGGTTAGAGGCTTTTGCGAGAAGACATGGCATCGACCCCTTTGACAAGGAAAGACCTTGTGTCTGTTGTAATGGAACGGGTAAGCAAAGATTGGAGAAGTCCTTTGACACCATTCACCGAGAAGTCAATGCAAAGGTAGCGAAGAGGAAAGCCGAGAGGAAATCCTGGCTTGATAAAAAATTCAGAGAAGAGAGTGATGAATAATGATTGAGATAGATGAAGTAATCATAGATGGAGAGAGATACAAGATAGAGTATGATGAAGAGTACGCAGACGGTTGGAGACTCAACCGTTTGAGGATAGTCCCGTCTGCAGCATATCTAAAGATGAAAGCGAAGAAGAACAGCCCCTTCGAGAAGGATCGGAAAGCATACAAGGAATGGAAGAGATTGAAGCAACAGGAGTCTAAGAATCATCGAGCTATGGTTCACGCTCTCCTGCAATCAGTATCTAACATCAATGACCACGATATTATACTCAAGAGCGATGATTCTGAGGAATGAGCATGGGTTTCGGTGCAAAGAACCCTGTTTGCTGCACTTTCTGTGGCAAACCTGCGACAGGTTGCATCCAAGTGTATGACATATGCGATTCAGAAGAGTGTTTTAACAAGGCAACGAGGTAGGGGGCGATACTATGTCACAACATGATTACAATAACAAAGTGCATGAGGAGATAGATACTTCCTGCCATCTAGGCGAGTGCCTTCATGTGGTCACATCGAACGCATTCAACTCAAGGGTGCTGAATCTCAGGATGTTTCGCATTCAGCCATCCAAGACAGGACACACAGGATATACCAGGATTGGATTCTTCTTGACAAGGACAGAAGCACGGACTCTTCGTGATGCTCTCTCCGAGGTCATTGAGGATGAGAACGCTTGGGATGTGGAGACACACGAACCGATAAAGGAGCTAGATGAATATGAAGTTTGAAACGCTTGACGAGTTTTTGTTTTACCATCACGGATTGATAGGAAAGATTTGTGAAAAGTGTTGCGAGAATCATGAGGATGTGAGTGACATCGCTTTTCAGATATGGGATTTAGTCAGGGTCTTTGCCAATCGCTCTTATTTCACACTAGCTTTCGACTGTTGCTACATCGCGGGTAATGCTACGGGCAACAAGGTATCCATCCCTCTCCTGCAAAACATATCTGCCGATCTCCTTGATGGTCGAAGAGTCAAAGCCATGACCACATCATCCGGCAAGAAGAGATGGTTCTTGACGGACAAGGGCAAGAGTGCCATACTAGATGTCTTGGTCGATGAGGATCTATACAAGGACATAGTAAGTAATTGGACTGATGAGGAAGAGTAATATGGCTCGAAGAGTTTGGCCTTGGTTGAGTCGCATTCACAATTGGAAAGATTTGCCCCCTTCTGTTCGATTACATTTGAACGTGGGGCATTGGCATTATGTGCCTGAGCGAACAGAAGATATACGCGGTAAGATTTACTTCACATTTCTTCAGCGAGACAAGCCGAAAACAATGGTTTGGGATGACAAGCTAACTGTTTCAACAGACGATGGCTTTCGTTTTCTTCAAATGATTTACAGAGATGATTCCGATTGGAAGGACAAGGATGAGGAAGAGTGATGCTATCATATCGTTCCCTCTCTGAATCCTGGCGAGTGATGTCTGCATACAAACTCAGAAACAGGTCAGAGATAGTGGCGAACAATCTTCGAGCATCTATGGATGATCCTTGGACTGTCATCTCATTCTTCTATCCAAGAAGCCTCAATGGGAGTCGCTTGAGTGATGAGGACTTCCGAGAGATATACTTCTTACTTACTGATGCATACCCAGGAGAGGTTGAGGAGAATCCAGACCCCATACATCTCCTTGTGCAACTATCTGAGACTGAGAACACAGTAGGGACAGGTAAGAGTGTGGTCGATAGAATCTCAAAGATACTTGCCGCAACGGATAATGAAGTGCGAGCCTGGTTGATTAGACCCCTGTTTGAGAGGATAAACAAGAGAGACTTGCATCCTTTGTTCATGCGCCTGAGTGTGAGATCTGCTCCTGTCAGAAGAAGAGAGGTGTTGTCTGCACTCGCTTTGGCATACGACCAACCCTTCCATCACATACGAACATCAGCGAATCTTTTAGGACTTGGGAACACAGTCCGAGACTTGTCACTCAGCTCGTTCGACTACAAACAAGTCAGACCATTGCTAGGCGAACCAATCATCATCCCTACACCCACATTGATAGAATCCACATCGACTGTTGCATTTACGAAATGCTTGTTGGAAACTGTCGAGGGTGCATGGGTCACGATTCATCATGGAAACAATACTATCGGGTACACGGCATCAGGATATGGTTTGCCTGATGATGATGAGTGGATTGCGAAGTGGGCTAAATCAATCAAGTTGGAACCTGGAATATACTTGTGTGACTACGCGGAGATGAGAGATAATCCTCTGCTCCTGATTGATTGGTTGAACCCCGATGATCCTCAAGCAACATTAGCATCAAGACGACAGAGATTCGAGAACGTACCCGAGTGGGCAATCAAACCTATGGTTGCTTTAGACAGGCCATACCATAGCGAGAAGTATCAGGATACAGGACACCCCTTCCTTCTTCGTAACGCTAGAGGCATACTGACTTACGAGAATACAATTGAGGAGGTAGCCTTGCTAAATCCTGTGTCTAAGCATAGAGTTATGCGAGTTTTATCAGGAAGAGTGGTTCAAAATCTATCTCAAGGGCCGCAGATGTATGTGATGTGGAAGTTAGGTGTGAGAGATGGATTCGATTACTTCCCCATCACGGAGATGACAAGCGGCAATCTGAAAGATGGTGATTTCTCAAGATATTGTGCAAAGTGGAAGTGGCTCCCAGGCGAAGCAATCAATGTCGATACCCCTTTGTTTGTCAAAGTGGATATACTCGCAAGCGGATGGGGTGACATCGGTGCTTATGTGAATGGGAATATTGTTGAGATTGATGGCTCGGCGGGAATAGCAGATACAATGGGAGTGGAGGAGATAGGATATGTCGGGGATTCTCAACCAGGATGATCGTGATGTCATAGTCCTAGCTTCTCTCATCAGAGGTGACATCAAATGCGTTCGCACAAATGAGAGAAAATGTGGTTATCAGATTAGGCCGGAGCTATGGTTCACTGTGATGAAGCCTGGAATACAGAGAGCGTTAGAATCACACGGCTTGCCTGTAAGGCTGTTGTATTCTGAAACTGAGGAGATTAATCGAATCCTCAATATTATCAAGGGACTCGAAGATCTATCATCGACTGACAAAGGACTTAGGATGGTCAAAGACCTGAATGGAGAGATTCGCCAACCACGAACACATGATGAGGTAATCAAAGTCCTTGAAATCTTACACAATTATGAGAGTGTTCATAACCTACACGATACACGCAGAACATCCCTATAAGGAGAAATGAGATATGGCAGATGGAATTGTAAGAATAAATGAGATGATGGGTTGGGAAACCCAAGAAACGCTAGATAAGATACATGAGTGGTGGAAAAAGGCACAACCAGGCGAATATGAAGTCCACAAGGGCGACATATCAAACGCTGACCCCGATACTACGGAGTATGTGTTGTCCGGTTTTGAGGCAACAATCAAGCGTAGTAATGCAGGTGGCTCAGGTACGACATTCGTTGGTATGATACTAGGCTATCACGGGACTACCGACCTAATGGGTAGGCAGAGGGAGAAGGCGATAGACCAATTGAAGTTTCAAGGCATAGACTATGTGTTGAAGAATGGCATTCAGCCCTACCAAGATGATCGAACGGTTCCCATAGGAAGAGGAGCACACCACGATGGTGCATGGAGAGTGTTCGATGCATCAGATAGAGAAATCCATGTTGAGGAAGGAGAAGCTAGTGAGATTCCAACATGGGCAATCGCCGTGCCAGGAGAACAATACTACATCTGCTTGCTTGGCGGCCCAAGAGGCCCAAAGCCCGCCTTCTCATACAAGAGAGAGTGGTGGGGCATCTTCGCAAAGAAGGATGAATTCAGGCAGAATGGTTTTGGAAGTGGCATTCCTATCGTATTAGAGTGCTCTTTCGATGCAGCAGACTTGGACTTGCGGATGAATCAGCCAATCATGTTCCAAGCAGAAGAGGATGTGTCATGGTATGACAAGACCACGCCTATCCTTAAGGCAAACAACCTATCACCGACTTACGGACTATCATGGCTCCCCGAGGACATGAGAGAAGCCGCTTCGGAGATATTCGATCCTTCGCAGATGTTCGTTCAATTCGGAAACTACGTTGCTGACTTGGGTGACGTTCACGACTACCACGAAGACAACAAGACAACACTTCAATCTGGAAGAGATGTCGGCCCTATTTTCACAATCAGGGGAACGGTGGACTACATGGATCATGCAGGAAGGGATGAGAAGATATACGGCCTTTCGGCAGAGGGAGGTTCACAACACAGGATGTCGTTGTTCAGCCAAGCAATACGCAGGGATGACTCAAACGCCGCAATCTATCTGTCTGTCTCGAAGAAGCTATTGGATGACTTCCATGCCTTCCAAGTGAATCAGGGAGATGGGTGGTTCGACTACACTGCAGGAACGCAGGTATTCGCAGTCATCAGGACTAGGACATGGGAGAACAACACCACAGGGGAACAGATGCTAGATGCTGACGCACTCAACATCTATGCTATCCCAAACAGGAGTCACATTGCCGCCGCTACTCCTGACGAGGCAAACGACCTGGGTTCGCTTGGCGGATTCAGGAGTGACTAGAATGTCTGACGGTTCAGGATTCGATTGGTTTCAGAAGAAGGACACAATCACAGGAGAGGCAGACGGCTCTCCTAGACCCGCACCAAAGCCTACACCCAAGAAGAATGTATGGGGCGAGGAGCAACAAGAGGCAAACTTCGACACAGAGGGTATGTCATTGGAGGAGATTCAAGACAGAGAAGCCCAAGAATGGGAGATCAATAAGGCGATAGCAGACCAAAGAGAACCCGCTAACATGAACAAGCCTAAGCAGGGGTTGCCTTGGGAGAAGCCAAAGAAAGAGGATGTCTTCGCCGGAGAGAAGATAATGCCAAAGAAACTCGATGTTCATGTCCTCTCAAATTCAGAAGGGGCAAACACCAATCACACGGTTCCTGCAACTCCTCTAAAGCAGGTCGTTGATGCTACGAGAAGCGACAACCCAATGTGGTCTGAGATAGATGACCAAAGAGAGGGCAACGAATTCCTAGAAGGGCTAGATGCTTTCGTGTTCTGCGGAATTGCTGGCCCACCAGGCTGTGGTAAGACGGGCATCATCCATGACTCACTAACTGAGGAAGAGATAGCAAACGGTGCAGAGGTATGGCACGTTGATTTCGATGGCGGTGGCAGGACATCCAAACACGCGCATCATGACAATCTCAAGAATCTGATAATCCTCGATCCCTATGTCTATATGAAGGGCAAAGAGAGTGCGAGCGACCAAATAGACAACATGGCGACATACGAGAGGACACTCTTACTATGCAACCTAGCGGTTGAACAGATGGAAAAGCAACAAGCATACTTCAAGGAGCACGGGAAGATGCCAAGTCCGTATCTCAAGACATTCTTGTTCGATGGTTCTGACAAGTGGGAATTGATATGCAGATTATGCATGAAGATTAGCGACTTAGGATTAGGGAACGATGCGATAGGAGTGGCAACCAAGAGAGTCACACGATTCAATTGGGGTGTTCGTAAGACGCGATATGCTGCCGCATCGCATTGTTGGCAAGCCCTCATGGTCGGTGGAGTCCATGTCTATACGATAGCGCATATGAAGCCAACCTATGACCGAGAAGGCAATGAGCTAGAGGGTCAAGAGATACCAGGATGGCTCAAGGAGAGTGACGGAGATATGCAGCAAGTTGTTCTCATGTATGTGGATAGGGAGAGGGATGAACTAGGGAGACTGACGGGCGTTGAGAAGGCGTTCGCCGTTCTATCCAAGAATCGTGTGTCACTAGACTTGCCTGGCCGACATACCGTGTTTGAGAGAGCACCCGAGGAGAAGGGCGGATCGAAGTGGTATGGATGGCCTAGTCTCAAGTATGGAAGATTCGAGACAGATGATGCTCAGACAGGTGCAAACGATGAGTGATTGTCGTGGTCATGCAACTGAGATTCCCTCGTAAGGCATATCCAATCCCCGTTGAGGGGTATGAGGACTTCGTTTCTTCATACGGTTATCATCCTGGGGTTGAGGATAAGCACTTGCTGAAACTAACCAAGTCATCTGTTGGTCAGAGTGACTTCTGCGCTCAACAGTATTTCATCAAGTATCCACTCGGAGTCAAAGAGCCTGAGAATGACAACATGATTCGAGGGACAAATGTTCACAATGCCGTTGAGCAGTTCTATTATGACGTGGATTTAGACTCCGTGAGAGGACTTCAAGAGGTTGAGGATGTGTATGGATACTTTCTGTCCCTAATACCAAATATTGAATCTTATCAGTTGGGAGAAGAGGAACACATACGCAAGTATCTATGGGTAGAGGCGGAACGTGCATTAGATTGCAATCTGGATTACTTCCTTCCCGTAGGAAACGAAGTGACGTTGCATGGAGTCATTGAGTATGAAGGCCAATTGATTCACATTAGCGGAATGATTGACAGACTCTTCATCAATCAAGATGGAGAGTATCACATTCACGAGCTCAAGACTGGTGTGTTCAGAGAACACAAGAAGAAGAAGTGGGAGTCTATGCGAAAAGAATTGGCATTCTATGTATTCCTAATGAAGAATTGCGATAACCGTTTGTATGACCAACAGGGGAATGTCATAGGGGAGGCAAACTTCACGGATGCAAGAGTGGCTTGGTGGGGATGGGATCACACAGGAGGAGATGGAGTCTTCCGAGGCAAGGAACCCGTGCAAGTGAGAGAGATGGGATTGATGTACGATACAGTCAGCGATCTCCTCAGATACCATCGCAATTACAGAGGCGATACTGATGGGCTTCAATTCCCGTTGCTGCCTATGGATTCTCTCAATTTCATCTGCGAACCCTGGTGTGCATTGAAGGGATTCTGCCCTCGCTACGAGAAGGCTTTGATGCCGTATAACGCTAGAGTGTTCAAAAGTGAAAGCCTGTCTGAGGGAGATGAGAGTGGATGAGATATGTCAGCCTATTCGCAGGTATCGAAGCCGCATCCCAGGCATGGCATCACATGGGATGGGAACCTATGGCCTTTGCAGACATTGATGCTTTTCCCTCTGCCGTACTCGCACATCACTATCCCGATGTGCCAAACTTAGGAAACGTGGAAGGAGTTGATTGGAGTGAATACAAAGGAAAAGCAGAAGTCGTTGTCGGAGGAAGCCCGTGTCAATCCTTCTCGGTTGCAGGAAAAAGACTTGGAATGGATGACCCTCGTGGCAACTTGGCCCTCGAATTCATCAGATCTGTTGCGGAAATTCAACCAACGTGGTTCGTCTTTGAAAATGTCCCAGGATTACTGTCGTCTGACGGAGGAAGGGATTTTGGAATCTTCCTCGGAGAAGTGGCAAAAATCGGGTATGGGTTCGCCTACCGAGTTTTGGACTCTCAATTCTTCGGAGTCCCGCAGCGAAGACGTAGAGTCTTCGTTGTCGGACATATTGGAGGAGATTGGAGAAGTGCCGCATCGGTATTATTTGAGCGAGAAAGCTTGCAGGGGCATTCTAAGGAGAGCAAGGCGCAGAGGAAAGCAATTACCGAATACATTGGAACAAGCACTTCTCAACAAGGCGAATCTGGAAGAAGAGTAATCCCCAAGATTACAGGAACATTGGACAAAGAATGTGGCGGCAACAAACTTACTGTCCAAACCGCCGCATCAGGACACCTAATACCCGAAACTAAACCTGCTGATGATTTTCCTCCAACCGAAAGGGGAATATTTCGTAAATCACGCAGAGCACAGACCAATACCGACTGTGAAACATGGGTAAAGGATGACGTGACCAATACTCTCAACACCTTTGATTTGGGTGATACACGAACAACTCAAATAATCAGAGAGCCGATCATTGCACAAACAACCGTGCATAGTTTCGATTCCACTTTTGGTGCTAACTCCAACGTATTCGAGGATGTCAGTCCCACACTCAAAGTCGGAACAAATAGTGGTGCAGGAAGTCCACCTGCCGTTGCTCAAAAAACAATTGGTTTTGATTGGAAGAATGTTTCTCAAACTAATTTTGATGAGAAAAACTCTGGTGCGCCTTTGACTGCAGAAGGTGGTTTGGCAGTCAAACACACAAACATGGCCGTGCGCCGATTAACACCTTTGGAATGCGAGCGTTTGCAAGGGTTTCCAGATAATTATACACAAATATCTTGGAGGGGAAAAGCACCCGAGGATTGTCCCGATGGCCCACGGTATAAGGCATTGGGCAATTCAATGGCGGTTCCGGTAATGAGGTGGATTGGAGAGGGGATACAGGTAGTCGATGATTTGGTGAATGGTTTGGATGAGAGAGAAGATTCCCGTACAAGCGAGCAAAAATCCCTGTTTGATTTCTGAGGGATACTATGGCGCATTTGTTCAATCACTTCCCTCGTGAGATTGACATGAAGGCTAGAAAGGTAATCAGGAGCATGAGTCAGCTCCAGCATTATGTGAATGTCACAAATGGTAAGGACAAACTCACGACTACAGTTTATGGGTTCAACAAATTGAAACCAAACGGGAACAGGTGTGAGTATAGCACGGCAATCATTCCTCATTTCGTCATAGATATGGATAAGGGCAGAGCCAATGATTTGTTGCAACTTGAAGGTGATAAGGCGGGACAGAGATGCACAGAGGATGCGCTTCGATTGGTGACACATCTCTTGGATGAGAGTGTCCGTCATGCGGCCTGGATGAGTGGTGGTGGCTATCACATTTGGATTATGTTGGACAAGGTGTATGATTTGCCTACCAACGAGATGAATGATTTGTTATTCTCGGGAAGGGCATTAGTGAACAAGTGGATAGGCGATATGGATTTGGTCACGATAGATCCTGTCGTGAGTTTCAGGCCCGATAGGCACATCGGGATACCAAACACATACAACACTAAACGGGAGCTATGGAGCATCCCAATCAGCAAAGAAGATTTGGAGCTAGGTTGGCATCATGTCGTTGAACAAGCAAAGAACCCAATGGGTGGCATGAAGATACGGGGAGACAAGGGCTTGGAGATTGAAATTGTCAAGAGTGACCCTGGGAACCCATACCTGTCAGGTATGACAGGATTTTTTGGGAAATTCGAGGCGGCGGAAATTTCGGTGTCGTCACGCAGTATATCTGGAATCCCCATACTTCCTTGTTTAGACGCAGCCGCTTGCACCAAAGGTGATAACCCCCCTCACCTATCTCGTTCATACCTGTCCATGTACCTATTGGACTTCTTTCATAATTTTGCACGGCCAAGATCCTCAAGCGATGTTAGCCCCCAGGATGCAGTTGCAAAGGCACATGAATTCATTGCAGATTTGGAATGGGCGGATTACAATCCGAAAATTACCCAAGAGCAATTGGTTCATGCATCCAACAGACAATATTGCTCTCCTACCTGTCCCACCATATTTCGTCAAGGACTGTGTGTTGGCAAGTGTGCATTCTATGATGGGAAGGGTGTCGAATGATGAACAAGAGAAAGAGTGTTCATAATAGAAACAGGAGTAGTGGCGAAGAATGACAGAGGATATAGATGAGATACGAAAGAAAAGAGCAGCAGATAAGTTAGCCGCATTGGATAGTGATGATGTTGAAGCCAGGAAGGAGGTATTGGAAGCAATGCCCTGGGCTTTGGCTATTCAGAGGGAAACAGGTACAATTGAGCTACGTTTGAACGATGAGGTGATTGCACTCACTCAAAGTGAGGAATGGGCCGTCATGGTGGTTGAACTAATGAACAGACTGATGCTTGCAGAACAAGCGGGACTAGGATGGCCGTGAGGGAGGGAGACATATGGCGAGAGGAGTGTGCAGGTGTCTCAACAAGGCCGCATGGCATCACCGATATGGAATCTGCATGGATTGTAAGGGAAGGATACCGGAGTGGGTCAGATGAGTACGATGTTCATAGACCACAGAGAGCGTTCGGGCTTGGAGCATCTAGTCATCAAGTATCTCGAAGCCAAAGACCTACACTATGTCATCAAAGAGAACATGATAACTGACTATGCCTTTGGCAATGTCGGTATAGAGGCTAAGACGATTCATGACTACATGGGTAGCCTGTATAGTGGGCATCTCGATAAGCAATTGCAGAATTTAGATGACAATTACGATCAACCGATACTAATGATTCACGGAACTATTGACTCCTACATATCAAGAGCTAGAAAGGGAGGAAGAAGAATTGCTTTTGCAAAGATATTCAACGAATTCACGGGTTCACTAGCACGGTTTCATACGGACTACGACATTAGCATTATGTCATTCACTACTGCATCCGAGGCGGCAAGAGTGATTGCAAAGCGATTTGAAAAGCACGGCACATTAGGCAAGTCGTCAGAGTATAGGCTCATGCGTAAGACCGCATCCTATGATCGGCGAGTCGATGTGCTAAGGACAGTCGGTTGTAGTGAGGGAGTGGCGAAGGCGTTGCTCGAAGAGTATGGTTCAATCAGCGAAATCACATCACTAACTCCGAAGGAATTACAAACTATGCCTGGCATTGGAAAAATTACCGCATCAAAAATCCTCAACTGCTTCATCAGCGAGGAGCCGATTGTGGATGAAAAGGTGAAACTAAAGAGGGCTTGAGATGGTTATAGCAAAGAGCCAAGCAGACACTACGAGGAAGTGGTATGACTATTCAGTAGTCACGAGTCCATATGATGGTAGCAAGTTTCTCAGACAATATGTTGAGAGGTTTAGCACGGTCAGTTTCTTCAACGAGTACGCAGGGTTGCTCTCCTACTATTACATTCTAGCCGCAAGCCTAGCACCCTATGTCCGCATCCCCATACATGGAGCATTCATTGATTGCAGACTCCATGTCTTTTGGATTCAATCAGCAAGATCGGGTAAGTCAATCGCATACGAATTCATGGCTAAGATTCTCAAGCTAGTTGGCATAGACACGGAGAAGTTCAGCGCGGGTTCCGATGCTAAGATGATAGGTACGACTCAAGAGATAAAGGTGACAGATCCTAAGACCGGAAAGCCAACAGGTGCAGTTGAGTACGAAATTGTACCTGGGCTTCTAAACGGATACAAGACTCTCCTATTCGATGAAGCGAGCATCCTCTTGAATGACAAGAAAGCATACTTCTCCGATAAGATTCTTTTCTTACAACAGGCGATGGCCCCTATCGGTAGCGAAACCAACGTGCTTGTCAATCACTTGAAGGGGGCATCCGTTCACACGCCCTCGGGTGTTTCACTATGGGCAACGACATACCCGCCAAAAGACATCATGACTCACGTTCTCGACAAGGGTTTCTTCCAAAGAGTGTATCTCTTCCAAAACGACATAACGACTGAGACTAGGCAGACCACTAGCGAGCACAGAGTATCAGGAGCTTACAAGCCCGTGCCTGAGAGGATGTGGTCATACGAAAACATAGCAGACGAGATAAAGGGCATTCGTGATGAGGTCAAGGGAAGACTGTTGGGTGCTGCCGGACTGACGAGTGAAGAGTACGAGGCACTATCAGATGAAGAGAAGGAAACCCTTGCTCAGGTTCACGCATATGAGATATTCAATCCTGGGCCAAACTACCACGTTGCACTCTTATCGGCAGTCGATGACTACTACTCTCTAGTCTATGGTATCCAAGATGACAACATCAGAGAAACGGCAATCGGGTTCCTGCCGAACATAGAGAATTACACTATGATCTTCGGCAATCTTATCGCCGCTACCATGCGTTCAACCGTTGTCACATCAGAACACATCCAGATGGCAAGCGAGATGATTTACGACAACCTACACAATCTAATCATTTGGCTAGAACAGAAGCAGGACTTGAAGGTCGGTAAGAAGAGACAGGCAGATATTAGGGCTTGGAGAGAAGCATACGGTAAGTGCAAGAGGATAGTGCATGAAAGGACTCAGAGGGAAGTCGTCAGGAAGAGTGACTTGGAAAAGGCATATTCGACCATCAACGGAGTCAGCACTAAGACTGCAAGAAGAAGACTCGATGACATGATGAAAGCCAAGTTGGCAGTAAGAGTGGCAGAAGGTAAGAATGCATTCATCTCATTGGAGTTGTGACCATGCGGAAAATAGGCGATTGGATGAAGCAGAACGGCATCGTTTCGTTCAAGGCATTCTCTGCTACTGATGCGGGCGACTTGCCCACAGGATGGACTAAACCGGATGAATTTAGCCTAGATGGAGTTGCATTCTATGACGGCAAACAGATGAGTCTGTTTGTTGATGAGGTTCACATGATGATGATAAAGGACAAGAGCACCAAGACGTATGACTTGAGTGACCTGCAATCACATGACATGACAGATAAGAAATTGATTGGCTATGGATCATCCAAGTTTGATATGCCGTTGTTGAAGTCTCAGTATCCTCACTTCGCATCCGTGCCTCACACCGACCTAGCCAAGATAGTCTTCGATGCCTCTGCCAAGCACTATGAAAGTCATGGTCGAAGGTACGACTTGCGTATGCTGGCATCGACCAATTACAGAAAGCAGACTGCCATCCCTCATCTATCATTCATGTTGAAGCCAATCGCCCTGCTCACCGAATGGCGACAGGGTTTGGCTCGCAATGTCATGAGGACACTAGCGGCAGAGGCCGAACTGATTGCGGAGCTCTATGCTCTTGTCAATAACAGAGAAACGATTCGCATTGTCGATGAGCGCACGGATAGGATTGTGTCAATCCCATGCGACATCGTTAGAGATGCCAACTACGAGGAGGAGTAAGGTGTGCCATACGACAACAAAAGAGAATCTTGGAGTCTAAATAAATGGTATCGACACAACTAATCAATTCCGATTGTGTAGTAGCGATGAAGGAAATGGCCGATAACTCAGTTGATTCCATTGTCACAGACCCTCCATACGGATTGGAGTTCATGGGTAATAAGTGGGATTATGATGTTCCGGGTAAGGAGATGTGGAAAGAGGCATTGCGTGTTCTGAAGCCCGGAGGATACCTGTTGTCTTTCGCAGGTTCCCGAACCTATCATCGCATGGCTGTCAATATCGAGGATGCAGATTTTGAGATTCGCGATCAAATCATGTGGATATATGGTTCGGGATTCCCAAAGTCTCACAACATCAGCAAGGCGATAGACAAAGCCGCAGGTGCGGAACGAGAAGTAATAGGAGAAAACCCAAACCATCGCCCAATTTCAGGTGTTAATTATGAAGGCATTTATCAGGGTGGAAATACAGGTTCGCCAACCATAACCAAACCCGCTACACCCAAAGCAAAACAATGGGATGGTTGGGGAACGGCTCTCAAACCCGCCCATGAGCCTATTGTAGTGGCTCGTAAGCCCCTCATTGGAACGGTTGTCGAGAACGTGCTTGAGCATGGGAATGGTGGCATAAACATAGATGGTTGCCGAATTAAAAGTAATGGTGAACACAAACGGCCCTTTCAACCAACAAATAATGAAAGGAGTGTTTTTGGTAAGCAAACAGAATTTCAACCAACAAATGCCGAAGGTCGCTACCCTTCAAATGTGATTCTTGATGAAGAAGCGGGCGAGGTTCTTGATGAGCAAAGCGGGCATTTGAAATCAGGGAATATGGATTCAATAGCTAAAGGCGGGCAATTCAATACCTATGGCGTTCAACAAGAAAGACATACATTCCAAATAGGCGATGAAGGCGGTGCATCTCGATTCTTCTATTGCGCCAAGCCATCGCAGAAGGAGAGGAACGCAGGGTGCGAACATTTGCAGAAGAAAAAATCGGGTAAGATAGGAGCAGGTATGCGTTCAAGCGTTGGCAGACCAAATGAAGGAACTACATTCAGCGAAGATAGAAAATCCACTAATCATCATCCAACCGTGAAGCCTGTGAGTCTCATGCGCTATCTGTGTCGTCTAGTCACTCGACCCGAAGGAATAGTCCTTGACCCATTTATGGGTAGTGGCACGACAGGGATAGCGGCTAACATGGAAGGATTCAATTTCATAGGTATCGAGATGGATGAGGAATACATAGAGATAGCAAGAGCGAGAATAACCCATTCGGGTGACTATGAAATCAAAGAGGACTTAACGATGGAGAGAATCAAGCAACCGACCCTTATGGACTTCAACGCTTAGTCTCTGCTCTGCTTGCACCAGCACCTAGTTGTCTCCTCATGGCAGGGCGGACATTACCTCGCCCCTTCTGTCGAGCGTATATGTTGCGGGTTCTCCTTCGCTTGTTCCTCCGGCTTTGATTCCAGGCTCTAGCCTTGCCCTGCCTCTCGGATCTCCCGCTAATGGTATTCTTCGAGTAGCCTCTGAACTTGCCCTTCTCTTCTGACTTGTCATCTGATCTCCTGAACATCCCCTTTTGTCTCTCAGTCATTTCATCGTATGAAACGCCTGTCATTCTCATGGCACAACTACGGCAGAAATCACTACCACGCATTGCGGGTTTGTCCACGCAATTTTCGCACATCGGTTCTTCCTTGACCAAGCCCCAGGCTACTGAGAAGGCACTCATGCTTCCACCTTCAACTTGGGCTTGAGCTTCTTCCACACACTTTCACACAACGGACATTCCCATAAAAATATTCTATCTCTCGAACCGGCATAGAAACCATTGATGCGGATAGCCAATACGCGATTGCCACAATCAGGACAGTCTTGGCTAATCTTATTCTGGTAGTGCTTCATCCTGTATGCCCCGCATGAACATAAGAGATCCTAACGTGAGTCGGTGTACCCGTATATCCTAGTGAGCCATTTACGGTCACTACGTTTGCAGATATGGTGTAGTCTAGCCCTTGTATGAGGGTGGCGATGAAGCGTGGCGTTCCCGACTTATACATGACTACCTCGATGAGTTTGGTTGATGCCTCATCTTGAGAACCAAGAGGGCTGTATTCCAATGTGAAGTTCTTCTGCGCTCCTGTGTATGTTCCTGTCAGTATGGATGTTCTGTGTGTCGGCGTTATCTGATATGCTCCGCCTGTCCCTGCTTGGTTGATTCTCTGATCTGACTGATAGAACAGATGAGTGCCGCCACTACCGTCAGGGTGGTCGCCAAGTCCAGCAGGGTCACGAGCGAAGATAAATCCTAAATCGGTAATCGGTAGGTTTCCTTGATTGCCCGATAGGAAGTTGTTTTTGGGCATGGATGCTGCGCTACCATCTATCAGTGATGACACAGGTATCGGGCCTGGTCTTATGAAGACCCGCTTGTCTTCGAGTGATGCAATCTCAACTTGGTTGTTATTCCTGTGCAATCTAGCAGAAGCCAGGACTATCGTTTGATTGGCAAGATGAGCCGATGGGCTTTGAGGGTACGCTCCACTCGAAGTATCTAATGAAGCACCATAGACAAAACCGATATTGTTCGTAAGAGCAGGATCGAAATACACTAGGAGTATCCTCTCATGGTTGGCAGAGAGTGTCGGAGCCGTGCTTGAATTGTATGTCGCGTACTGTGCCGTCACAGATGCCACGTTCAAGGTCGATGTGGTTATGGAATAGAACACGCCATCCACCACAAGCGTTCCTGCTGCGATAACTATGGATTGCGTACCCGAAGTTGAGCAAGCACAGTTGCCTGTCGTGGATGAATTGCGAGAACCCGAGTCATAGTCATTGGAAATAATAGGCACGACTCCATTGAGCAGACCACGTTCGTTGAAGTTGGTAAGAGTGGGACTAGCTAGGACATCTGTGTCCCTAAGTCCATCCGACTGATACGATTGATTTGCCGTTTCGTGTCCCTGACCCAATCCTGCCATGTTATCTCACCTCCATCAGAACATCAACTCTTATCTCATTGGTCGTATTCTTATCTATGGGTAAGAATGTTGCACGGTATGCCGGTGTGTCTAATGCAGTATCACCGTGCAATGCGACTTCCTTAATTGCCTCAGAGGATGTCTGCTGAGTATCGAAATTAGCCGTGATTGCAATCGTTCTATCGTCTATCTTGCTGACTTGGGGGATGGTGGTTATCTGCGGTATTCCTGCGCCACCATCCCTGCTTGATGCATCGCCACCACTAGAGCCGAGCGTCATGCGTGTGACTAACGTGGACAGATGGTCTGTCAAAGCGGACTTCAACGAATCAAGCACTGGCATCATCTCACCTCAAAATACAAACTCTTGCTGGCTCCGATGGGTCGCCCCCGCTTGTTCCCGTCACGCACTCCGATTTTCCCCATTCCATTAGTGTGTTTCGCCCCTATTATGAATCCTGTATTGTTCACATTACGCACAAATACCTTGTGGACTGCTACCACGTTTATGCCCGCAGACATCGACACTTCGGCAACATCCACTACCTGTCCTGCTGACTCATCTAGTGGTGATGAGTTGCCTGATACCGCTTGAAGATCGGAGAGTATGCCTTCGATTCCTTTGTCATATTGGGCTACGACAAAATTACTCATCATATTGGAATAGTTATGAGTTGCCTCGAATACCGCGAAGTCTCCTCTGAGTCCATGAGTGGGCAAATCAATCTTCACGATTTCACCAGGTTGTATTGACGATGACCTGAACGCTCCTTCTAGCGTCACGAGAGGCGCACCATTCTCAGCTCTCGCTAAGATTGTTTTTGCTAGTTGTCTTGCTTCTGCGTTTGTCTTCAATCCTGGAATCTCTTGGCGGAGTGTACGAACCATGTTGCTTGTCGCTCCTTTACTTGCTTCATTTTTCATTCTCTCAGGGTCTTTCACAACAACGAATACTCTCTCATTCTGTGCTAGGGAATCACCAACCACGACTATCTCATTAGGAGAATCGAACATCTTACTTACGACAAGCGACCTTATTCCACTGCCGACTCCTAATGTTGCTCCTCGCCCATTGAAACTATCAGATGAATATACAAGTGAGCCATTTCTTTCATTTACCAACTGCTTGCCATCAATCTGTGACAGGTTGCGTATGATTTCCATAATGTTCAGACCTCTAGTTTTTCTCGCCGTGAACACACTTGAGTGATCGGAAATTAAACGGAGGGACGGATGAGCGTCCAAAGTTGAGGATGTCTCTCTGTCCTTTGACAATAGAGCATTAGTTGGTGTGACGTTGAACGAGGCAAGGTCTGCTCCTGCATCGTTTAGTAATGTCAATGTGGCATCGCTCGTTCTGATGCCTACAAACCCGAGCTGACCGAGCAGTATCGGGCCTTGTGTAAGACCTGCATCAGTCAGGCTGTCAGATTCAATGTTCCTGAATTGTAGGAAGGTGGACAACTCATCTGTTTCGACACCTGCTATCCTCAACGAGAACCCCGTTTGGTCAAACAAGTAAGGGGGGAAATGAGATGAGGATACTGTCTTCCCATCAAATCTGATTGCTGTAATCGAGGGCGATGTCGTCTTGATTTGAGCAGAGGTCTTCCCGTTTTCTATGAGTATTGGTCTTTGATTAATCATGAAGAAGTCTGCCGGATCATACTCCAACAGTCCTCGGAATGAAAGAGTAGTGGGTTTAACTGTGCTTGAGGCAGTATCGAAACGATTCCACAAAGCCGACTCTTGCTTTGCCATTACTATTGAGTTGTCTATGAATGTAGGAGATACTAAGTGAGGGAGAGTCAAAGACCGTATGTCCGCTAATGTTGAGGGGCTTGTCTCTGTGGTAAAACGAAGTATGGAACCCGTCAAGTCACCTACTCCTGTATTGTTAGTCACGCCTGTTAGTTTGTTTCTGGTCTTACCTGTGTAGGTCATTTTTCCTTTACCGACTATGAACAGTGTACCGGACGTAGGCAACATAGACGCATCCTTTAGGAATACGTTATTGCTAACGTGTCTTGTCACCTCAAATTGAGGATACAATCTCATTGCAGTATCCATGTGCGTGTGAGTCACACCATCAGGTGTTGTCTGCTTCACGAAGTCGCCGCTTACGCCTGTTCCCTCTGCTCTGTATCTTGCCTCAGATTGGTGAAGACTCTCTCCACCGCCTGGGTGAGTGGTTTGTGAGTATCGTGCTTCTATCTCGGGGTTGAACTCTCCATCAACAGTCTTGCGTACCGCATCCGACTTGAAGAATTGGAGCATAGATGCGCTTGGTAGCAAATGGAATACCGAGTCTAGCTCGTTTGCATCGGGCCATGTCATCTCGAATCGCCCTTCTGCCGTGCTGATGAATTGGAGCGTCCCTAGTGTCTGCTCCATATCTGACTCAAACACACCATAACGATTGTCACGGGTGAACGGTTGGAACTCTGTGTCCGCATCCCCCAATGAAGATCTTGCGCCGTGTGTCCATCCATCCTGCAGCAAGTCTGATGCAAAGCCAAAGAGCTTGAGTGGCCTTACAGGACGAACGAAGTAATCAATCGACTTCCTCTTTTGATTCGAGGTAGTGGCGTTGCCCTCTGTTCCAAATACATCAGTAGTGAGTGTTCCTTCTTCGCTTCTATTCAGGTACGTCTTGCGTAAAATGTACGTTCCACCCCAAGGTGGCAAGTCTGCTGAACCTCTAACTGTCCAAGCATCTTTCGCATGAGTCTTTGCGGCGTTCAATACAGGAGGGTTGATTGGTAGTTGAACAGTAGCCGTGATGTCTGCATTGTTACCACCTCCACTCGGAACTATGGTCGGTGCAGTCGTGAATCCCGACCCTGCGCTTGATATGCTCACAGAGACTATTGGCCCTGTCGAACCCAATACTGCCGTCACAGCATTTGCCGAACCCGTGAGATGCGTAGTAGGCACGGTCATAGTTGGCAAGGATGTGTAGCCCGACCCACCATTGGTGACAACGATGTCTGTTAGTGTCCTCGTAGCAGTATGGCTTGCTAACGCAGCCGTCAGCGATACTCCTGTGCCTCCCGGAGCAGAGACAGATGGCACGGAGGTGTATCCATCTCCTTGATTATTGACTGTGATTGATACTATCGTACCGTTGGTTGTTGCCGCGCTTACGTCCGCTACTACGTTTCCTGAATTGGCAAAGCCAATAGTATTTCCACCGGCATATGCCGATTGTCCGTTCAATTTCAACGTAATTGTTTTTGTTCCGCCTGATGTGAATCCTGCACCGGCATTGCTTATGTGGTAGGCATCGCTTCCTGCACGAACGTAATATTTGCCATTGGTGCTATCTCTTTCATAACCTATCCTGACAGTCGCAGGTGTCTGTGCGGCAGGGCTTGTCTGATTGATTGTCATAGTAAGAGTGCTTGCAGGAATTGGGGGCAAGGGTATCAGTCTGTTAGTCTGATCTGCGTTTTGGGGGTTTGGATTCAAATCGAAAACGGTGCTACCACTTAAAAAGTTGAAACCACGACCATGACTAGACTCTGATATTGTAAAGGTGTGATTACCCACTCCTCCACTGGTGTTTTTCCCTGAATAAGTGATGAAAGCGGATGTAAGACCATCTTGCAAATACAGTGTTCCCGATGAAGGCCATGCCGAGATGTCTTCATTGACGGCTAAGGTTGAGCCGAATGAGTAATCTCCACGCAGAGCGTTAAGTGTAGGCTGATGATCCCCATCCAAAGTCAGAGTGTTCACGTTCGTACCCGATATGTCTATCTCATGCTCTTGGCTAGTTGGATTGGAGATTGTCGCACCGAATCCGATAGTTGCGGTAGCGGTGGCTTGGACTGAATTGTGACTTGCATTTGGTTGGCCTATGGTGAGACTCACTGTGTTTGAGTTGAAACCCGATCCTCCGTTGCCAATCGAGATGGTGTTGCTGATTGGCTTGCCATCGTTAGACAAGACGTATGATGCCGCCGCGCCTGAGCCACCACCACCTGAAATGGTGACTCCTGTGAACGTCTGCGTATTGCCTCCGCTATATTGTCCTACGCCGTTTGCTATGTTTCCATCTGCAACAGTCGTGCTTGTAGTATATGTCCCTGAGAATCCCGTTCCACCACCACCACCTGAGAATCCGAGTGTACCACTAGGGAAGGTGTATCCCGTTCCTGCGTTTGTGATTGACAAAGAGGCCACCGCCGCGCCTCCATCTCCTTTGTCGTCTTTCGTGTCGGGACTCCATGACGGTAGGGTGTACGGGTTGGTGATTGTTTGGCTTGAGGGGCTTGAGGGGTTCACTGTCATGTTGTGAGTTGTGAACTTGGTATTGACAGACCAGGAGGGCATCACGGGGAAGTGCTGACCGACAATCAAGTCGCTGTGCAATGATGCTGCCTTCGTGGATAGGATTGAGTATTGGATATTCTTGTTCGTCTGACGCTCGCTTTCGGTCTGTATAACGAAGCCAAGACGTGGTTCTGTCCTAGATTGAATCTGCCTGTGGTCGCTAATCTCAGATAAAGGGATTGGCGTAAGACTCGTTATCGTGGCATTGCTATGTTTCCCTATGCCCCATCCTGTCGTAGGGTAATGGACGTTTGACGTGTTCGAGTGGTCTATCGCTGATGCATTCGTATGCAGAGCATTGCCTCTCAAGTGATGGAAGCCCCCACTAACCCCAAATTGCGTGGAACTGACAGCAGACGGAGAGGTTGATTGTGCATAGGTGTTGGATCCTGTGTATTGGGTCAAGTCAATGAACGGGTCAGAACCCTTGTTCATCGGTATCGCCTTCAACGGTTCGTTTGCTCCTTTGTTCGGGTCTGTCTTCGGTTGCCACACCCCTGCTGGCAGTGCAGTTGGTTTGATGAGGCCAGCAGAGTCCATTCCTAGAGTGAGTCCCATTCCAATAGGCTGCTCTGATGGCAGAGGTTTGGTATTGCTTCTTCTTATCACACTTGAGAAGGGTGTAGCCTCTGCTGTGTGAGCTGTCAGCACTAACCCTATGGGCATAGTTCTCTCCACTCCGTTGTAATCAGATGGGAACATCCATGAATCGCCGTGTGTTGAGGCGTTTGGAATCTTATTCATCGTATCGTGAATGCCACCGTCAAATCTCCCTTTCCCATAGACGGGTTGGTTAGCAGACTGATGCTCGTTAGGATCTCCTGCTAACATATCCAAAGCGTCCGAGCTAGTTCGGAAACCCCAGGCTCTTACAGGCAACCTACGACTGTAATCATATGCGACCATACTATCGACAACAGAAACATATGAAGTGAACGCCACACTATCTGTATCAGTATCATAAGATATGGTCACACCTGTTCTCTCAGGATTGATGCCATCTCCTATACCCTCTCCTCTAGTATGGCGCACATTCTCATATTCTGTTAATATGCGGAGCGTACCTTGTGGTTCCCTTACTGTGGTATGACCCATAAGCACAGAGTTAGCAGACTTCAATCCGACTATATTCCCATGCCCACCTGCATTCAATCCATTGTATCCATAGTTCTGCAACCATTGTGTGATGTATAGTCTCTCAAAGGGTAGGGCGTTCTCTGCCTGTGCAGTAGTGGTGGGGTTGGAGTGGTTGCGAAGGTACAAACCTCTAGTGGGTGGGTAGTTCAAGGCCCGAGGCATCCCTGACTCCCTGTATCTGAACGTCAAGTAGTGCTCGCGACTCGTTCCAAGTAGTGCAGGGTGGTTGTATTCGGCTAACCAATGACACAAGAAAGCGTCAGGGACACACCCTGTTCCGGTGTTGTCCTTGTCAAGCAGCGCAAAATCACCATTTGTAGCCGTTATACCACCACTACCTCCTGGTGTAAGGGCCGCTAGATTGAGATATTCAGGGTCGTGACACAGAAGAGGGGGTACGGTAGCCAATTCAGTACCAGAACGGGGTACTGCGACTCCTTCCTCAAGTCCTAAAACGAAGTAATTTGTTGATCCTACGTCAATTACAGGGGCAATTGGGCGACCTCCGGCTAGTGCGTAGTCTCCAATCATGAAGCCATTCGTTATGGCCTCAGAACTTGTGTTATATCGACTCCCTCCACTCAATGCATTAGCAAAAGTCAGCCTAGTTGGCCCTGAATTTGTGGTGGTTGTCCTGCTTGGTGCGGCCCTTCTGACCAAATGACCTGCTCCGATTGTCTCAGTCTGCTCCTGACCGGGGGCAACGAGGTAATCAATGTCCGTTCTCGGGGTTACGCTAGAAAATACCGCCTTGACATCAGGTAGCCTGAATCCGTCTTGTTCACTTAGAGGTACGCCATCTGAGGAGAATGAACCGTTGGCCCTGTACCCACTTTCATTTTTGACTTCGAGAGTGTCTAACTCAAAGACTGTTGAACTGTTAGTCGATCTAGCAGAACCGAAAACGTGGTGTTTGTTTTCCGTTTCAGCCTCAAACAGCAGAGAATAGGATGAACCATGAGAACGGTGCAATTGTCGCCTCATGGCCGCAGGAGTACCCCTATGGGTCATCGGAGTCACGAACGAATGTCCCTGTCTTGCAAAGCGTATCCTATGATGCGGGTAGGGGTATCCTGTTGCCGTTCCGTTGTTGGTCTGTGTCAAGACTGAGCCTCGCTCTGCGTGGTCGGTTATTCTGTGAGCTGAGAATAAGCGTGTTGTGCCGCTTGGAACGGCTCCGGCAGTAGTGTGGGGGGTCAAGCCCTGTTTGGTCGCCATATCGGGATGCAGAAGCCTCTGAACGTGGAAAATTAGCATCCTATCGTGTGTGTCAAACTGCGATGCCTCTCCTGATGCCTCTGCTACGCCTGGTCTGCGAGGGTCAGGGGCCGTCAGACCACCCATCCCCCAAGTTAGGTTGGAGTAGGCTTGGATGCGGTCATGCCCGCTTCTGACAAATACCTCTCCTGGTATCTCTGAGGGGTCTGGTAGTTGTATCTGCATATTTGGCGTTAGTTTTCCGTCTGTCGTGGATGGCCCTGTGATTTCCTCTCCCGTAGTGGGGTCAATCCTAGTGTTC